TGGTTATTAAACCGGAAGTAACAGCACTACCTATTGAAGAACCATTCATCTTGGCTAAGGAAATGTTCTGGGCTATCCCAGACGCACTAGCTGATCCAGATGATGAGCCGTCAAGTTTAACTATGGCGAGATTATTTGATTGGCCGGATGCGTTACCAGAGGCAGACGATGAACCATCCAGCTTGACGATGGCTATATTATTGGACAGTCCAGATGCTAGTGCTGTTCCTGTAGCCGATCCTAATTGCTTAGAAATCGTCAGGCTGTTGGACAATCCAGAGGCAGACGATGAACCGCTTGATGATCCAGACAAAGGCGATAACGGCAACGAATTAGATAGACCACTAGCCGAGGCATTCCCAGTAGCAGAACCAAGTTGTTTTGATATTGCTAGGCTGTTGGATAATGCTGAAGCCGATGCCGCTCCAGATGCGCTGCCAATCTGCTTAGATACGGCAAGATTGTTCGATAAGCCTGAAGCCGCTGCTGTTCCAGTTGCTGTTCCAAGTTGCTTGGATACTACTAATGAATTCGACAGGCCTGAAGCCGAAGCAGTACCAGTTGCCGTTCCAGATTGCACAGTTAAAACCAACGAAACAAACGCACCAATAGCATTAGCCCCAGTTGAACCGAGGCTTGCTAATGGTGCTTTTGCTAGTGGATAACCGCCGAGCATTTAAGCTCCTTACAGGTTGCCAACTCGCTTACATAGAGATGCAAGGTTAGTAAAGAATGGCGTTGCAATCGCACCGATCTCAGGATTTTCGTCTAGAGAAGTTGGCGACAGCATATCGGCTAGAACAACATTCTTTTTGTTTTCTGGCTTAGCTGGAGTCCAAACTCCGGTAGCTGACATTCGGCCTAAAGACCAGATCGTGTATAGCTCAAATTTGAATCCGCCCTCGACTTCGTAGCGGCGAATATGCTGGTAATCTAGACCCCATACATCCTGAGTCTCTTCAGGTACTGGAGGAGTGACTACTGGATCAGCAGCAGGGACTGGAGGAAAGTCAGGCATTACAGCGTTTACTTCTGGATCAGGCATTAGAAAGCTCCTTAATAAAGATTATTAACAGTCCCGGCAGCATCCTTGTAAACCAGTTTTGACGCTGTAGTTGAATAATAGATTGAATTGTTTGTAGCTGCCGAATCAGCCATGCTTGCTGGTTGAATTGATCCATCAGACTTTACTGCTGATAGGACTGAACCAGCATTATTCTGCCACTCCTGCAAATTGCCTGTCTGGCTAGTTGCGCCTTTGACTACGATGCCCTTAGAGGCAGCATTACCAGCGTTTACAAATGATGCAACACTTCCAGACGAGCCTAAATTCCCGTTGACTAGCAAGCCAGCATTATTCCCGCCTTGGCCAACTGTAAGCGCGATTTGTCCGCTGTTGAACCTTATTACTTCACTGCCTGAGCTAGTTGTTTTGAAGCCAACCCCGTAACCGCCAGCAGAACCATAAAGTATTATCTGGCCGCCAGAGTTGTCGTTTGCCCCAATATAGCAATTAGATGGGGTGCCTATTACTGATGCGTCAGAGCTGACATAAGCCAAAACCGTCCCAGCATTATTCTGCCACTCTTGCAAGTTCGCAGTATTACTCGCCAAGCCACGCACGATGACTTTGCCGTTGGAACCGCTGGTAGACAGCGCACCGGCTTGCAGTAGGATGTTGCCGCCATTACCAGTGCCAAGCGCATTGCCACCGTACAGGCTGAGTTGGTAGCCATTACCATTGCCGCCAACTACATCTGGCGGGGTAATTGATGTGAAGCTTGCGTATGAGCCAAGTATGCCGCCAATTGATGAAGTGCCGGTTCCACTTACAGCTTGAGGATGTCCTGAAGTTGCATCAAGAACCTCAACGTAGACAAACAGGTTCAGAGCATCTGTGCCTGAAGTCCTCTTGACACGAATGGTGTTCCAGCCTGTGCCAGCATTCCAGTCGTTCTCAAGCTCGTATTGAACAGCAACCGTGTTGTACAAGTATGCAGACCTTAGCGGGGCAAGCACGCCGGTCATTCCATATGACGAATTGAAATCGTATTCTTTGGCGTTTGCTATGCCGCTGCCAAATGCAAGAACCTTGATCTTTGCAATAACATTACTTGACCAGTTTAGCCTGAATATTTCTTGGTAGTTGCCAATCGTGCTTGGTACAGAAACCCTGTACACACGCCTCTTAACTGCTCCGTACCAAGTGTCGAAGTATGTATCAAACGCTCCAGTCGAAGTGATGGAATTAACGCCGAAGTTTCCAGCAGAATCAATTGACGCTAGAGCGGTGCCGCTGTTGTTTTGCCACTCCTGAAGATTTGCAGACTGTCCAGACGCACCCTTTACTACAACGCCCTTGTTACCAGAAACAGCAGGCTGAACTGCCAGCGTAGTGTTGGCGATTATCGCACTGCCACCGATGCTAGTCAGTGCATTTGCACCGTCAGACTCGTAGCGGATTGCTTCACGATCTGTCGTGTAGTCGTTGACACGCAACTGGACACGGCCAAGGCGTGATGCGTAAGTGGCTACTGACCAAGTGCCGAGCATGGAGTGCTGACGGCTAAAATTGCCGTTGTTTGCACCATCACCAGCATAAACAGCTATTGCGCCTGTGGACGAAGTGCCGTTGGTTGAAGCGTTGAAACTTGTATATCCAAGACCAACGCCAGTAAAGTTGTAGCCAATCGATATGCCACCACTGGACGCAGAAAGCCTTCCGACCGCTATTGAGTTGGCTCCTGTTGCTGATGCGTTAGGACCAATCGCTATAGCAGAACCGCCACTTGCGCCAGCCTGCCTGCCAACGGCAACTGAGCCATCGTTGGCACTTGCTTGTGCCCCTACAGCAACCCCAGTAACGCCAGTAGTTCCTGCGGCATACCCAACAGCAGTTGAAAGCTGTCCAGCCGATGCTCCATTTCCAATCGCTGTTGCTTGTCCAACAGAAACTACAGCTCCATTTCCAAATTTTTCAGATTGAGCCTGCCCGCCAGTATTCGTAAAGTCGCCTGCGCTGTTGATGGCAGACAGGACGGTTCCAGCATTATTCTGCCACTGCTGAAGGTTGCCCGCCTGCCCAGAAACACCTCTGACGACAACACCAATAGTGTTTGCGTTGTTTCTCGGCGTTACAAATAAGCCACAATCCACAGGCATAACTGTGGTTGAAACTTCAGGGGTTATGCATAATCGCCCGCTGCTGTCAATAAATGCGTATGTGCTAGTGCCGACTTGAAAATGATGAATGTTTGATACGCCGTTAGCCCCGCGACGACTGATAACTGTGCCATCGCCACCACTCGTAGCCTGTGCTCCCGGCTGAAGGATTATGGAACCGCCAGCACCTGTGCCGATTGCGCTGCCACCGTAAATAGCTAGGTCTGTACCGGCTCCAGAAGTGCCAACAGTTGGAGGCGGGATCAGGGCTGGATAGCAATAAGTGCCGGTGTTAGTCAGGTAAGCGTTAGTGAGGGCTGAGGTACCTGTGCCCGACAACTCAACGAATTCAAAGGCGTGTGGCGACCAGATTAACTGTTCAATAACAACTGTAGCTGTGTAGCCGCTGAAGTTGGTAGCGTCAGCTTTGGATCTTCTAAGGCGCAATACTTGGTATCCGTTGCCGTTCCAAGCTAGCTCAAGCTCAAACTCGTTTGGTTGCCGTCCGCCTACTAGATCGCCAGAAATCGCCCTTGGAGCTACAGTTCCACTACTGTAGTAGTGAGTGTAAATCTCGTACTCTTTGCCGAGAGCATTGTAAGTATTGAAAGCAGCGTGAAACGCCCCTCGACTAGCGAATACAGATACTTTTAGGATCGCTCCGGCTAGCCAGCCAATTCTCCCAAGCTCCACATAGTTGCCAACAGTATCAGGGATGCTCCTGACTAAGATGAACTTACTGCTTCGGTTGTACGAGTCCGCTTGACTTCGACTCAGAATTGCACCGCCTACGCCGCCGCCTGCACCTGCTCCTGTGTAGAGCGTTATGCTCCCACCATTGCCTGTGCCTGCTGCGTTACCGCCGTAAATCGGGAAGCTGTTGCCTGAGTAGCTATTGCCAGAAGGCGGCGGCGGAGCAGCATACATCTGGTAATTGTAGGTGCTTGTGTACGATGTTAGCGATGATGTACCTGTGCCGCTGTATTCGGTGAGCGATCCAATTCCAGAGTACTCTACATCAATAAAAAGTGTTATTGCCGCCGTTCCGGCAACACGCTTAATCCTTATTCTGCCATCGTATGCGGATGGCAGTCTCACGATTTCTAAATGAAAATCATTTGTTGGCGTTGTTGATGCACTATTCCAGACTACATAAGATGGAGGAATTACGCCTTGCTGCGTTTGATAGGCGCAAACAAACTCGTACTTTTTTGATACCTGACCTACGCCAGCTTGGTCGCACGATATAACTATCGTGTACTTGCCACCATTCTCGGTAAAGTTGCAAATCTCAACATAGTCGCCAACTGTAGTAGGTAACGATCTGGAAGTAGATATTTTGTTGAAGCGGTTCTGTGAAAACCTGTTTGAGTAGATTGAGCCCGCAGATATTGAGCCCGCAGAATTAACGCTAGCCAACGCCGTCCCAGCACTATTTTGCCATTCTTGCAAATTCGCTGACTGCGCTGATGCACCTTTGACTATGAGCCCCTTAGTTGCTGCTGCTGCGGTAGTGACATGAAGTTGTGATGCAGGCGTAAACTGGTTAATTCCTACTGCGCCAGTAGCATCAATTACAAAGTGATCGCTGCCATTATTGCCAATGCGAAGCCTAGTATTCTCGTTGTTCATCAGGTAAGCGTTGCCGCTGTCATTGCCTACGATCAGGCCATTAGTTGGGCCTAGACCTGATGTCGAGTTGCCAATTACGATAAATGTTTGAACATCAGCACTATTGCCAACTTGTAGACGATACCCGGTGTATCCAGAAACTGGAACTGCGCCGATGCCAACGCTTGTACCGTTATCAATAATCTGCGAATTACCCACCACATTAGTACCAGTAAACTTCGCCAGATACGAAGCCGTCCCGCTTACCGATCCTGATGCTGTGCCGGTAGTGTTCTGATTCAGCGTCGGTACATCACCAGCAGCAATCGTAGCCATGACAACATTAGTGCCGTTGCCTCTGAGATACGATCCACTTGTAACCGCACCAGCTAGGGCGTTAATTGCTAATTGTGCTGTAGTTGTGCCTGTGCCACCGTTGGCTAGTGGCAGAGTGCCAGTCACGCCAGAGGTTAGCGAAACATTTGTGATAGTGTTGTTGCTGGCGTTGATCGTTTTGTTTGTGAGGGTTTCGCTACCAGTCAAGGTAGACAGCGTTCCAAGCTGATTCCCGGTAAGAGAAATGTAAACATTTTTCGTACCGGCTGAAAATGTAACAATGCTTCCGCCATTGCTGCTGGCATGGACAGTCGTGCGAGTCAGCGTATTAGCTGCCGAATAAGTGCCTAATCCAGTCTCCCACTCGCTTCCCAAGTCAGAATCAATTACATAGTAAAAAGTGTCACCAACCGAGCAGACAGAGCTAAAGGCTCGAAAACCAGTAAAAGCACCCGCTAATGCGAAAGTGCTTGCCCCGGTGCTTGTCGATGATTCTTTAACCCTGTCCGCTTTGATCAACGCCATTGGTGATCATCCTAACTAGCTTGGGTTTGTCAGACTCAATGGTGTGGATACAGTCACGGCAAAAGTGCCGTTTGTCGAGGTTATGTTTGACAAGAAATCGACATAGCCAACAAGCTCATCCGCCGTAGCAAGACCACCACGAGACTTGTAGATCACGCCTGCCCGTGCGGTGATCGTAGCACTCGTCCACGAGGTGACAGAGAACGAAATTTCAACATCGTTGTTCACATTGTCCGTAGCTGCAACAGTCAACGCACAAGCATTTCCGCCTGTCGTATAACCGCTACCAGCAGCAACCTCATTTGTAATATCGCTACGCTTTGCGTGAGACTTTGAAGCAGTATAAGTGCTGGTTACCAACATCATCTTGAAAGTGTCGGTATCACAGTCCACTTGCCCTGTGGCTATGTCTCGCATGAACGAGTTATAAACAAGACTTGGCATGATTTACCCCCAGTTATGGCATCCTAAGATGCTGAGTTACAACGCTTAGTTTCTCAACTACTTCTTCCATCTTATCTATTTTACTATTCATCCGTTCTAGACCAGTTTGTACGCCTTCAAGTATTTCAGCTTGTTTTTCAATCGTTCTAGCCAAAGATTTATTCGTTTCTTCAGTTGTATCTAAGAACTTAATATGCCGGTCTTTTAGCGGTAAAACTACATACCAGAACACGGCAACTAGCCCTGCTGATGCAAGTCCATACTGCTCGACAAATTTGAGCCAGTCCATGCAGTATGATCTCTCAAATTCAATATTGATTATTGATTCAATATAATTGAGAAATATAGGCCATGCAATACTTATATATATTGAAATTTAAGTGAATCGTCCATTGCGACAATAAAATCGCCTGAACTGCTAGTTCTGTCAGTCACAAAATCTATATATTGGATAAGTTCATCTGAATATGATGGCCCGCCTCGCCTCTTATAAATGACTGCTCCACGGGCAGTGATGGACGAAGATGCCCAAGTTACAGTATCGAAGAAAATTTCAACATCGTTATTCGTATTATCTACAGTCTGGAGGAGCATGGTTACCTGTTTCCCGCCAGCAGTATAACCCGCCCCTGACACTTCATTCGTTATTGAACTCCGTTTGGAATGCGCCCTGTCCGGAGTGTATGCCGATGTAACAAGCATCATGTAGAATACATCTGTTGGGATTTTTATTGTATTATAGCATAAATCATAGCAAAAACTATTGTATACGAAATTAGCCATTGGAATAATCCTCGCAAGTCACACACTGTGCTACTTCATTTAGATTATCTATTTTCCTGCATTCTCCATGAATGGCGCATTTATATTTTGAGCATGATCCACAACCACCTCGATTTGAATTGGCTATTACTTCTCCAAGGTGGATGCAGTTCAATTTCATCCGCCTCAGCATCTTGATTTGAGATTGATCCTCTGGGATTGGTTCTTGCACAATTTCAGCTTGTGCCGGGATTTCTAGAGGAATGAATCCCTCAGCTGGTGGGGTATAACATTCTGTTGAAAGTAATTCAGGATTGGGAAAATTGAGCGAGTACAGATAGACAACAAAGGTTGATCGTGATGCCGTCAATATGTGTGGACTATTTGCTTGGGCCAATGTTGCAGCAGAACAGATCCATCCAGCCCCGTTGTCATTAGTGCAAATGTAAATCGTCCCATTGTTTATTTGCTTTACAACTACCGCTATTCCGCAATCAGTCCCCTTGGCTATTTGCAGTTGCTGCCGTGCGCCAACTGCCTCAATTCCACCTGTTATTCCAAGTACCCCGTAGCTCGTTACAAATGATGGATCAAAATTGTATGTCGTCGTTCCAGTCGGTGGAGATGTTGCAGTTAAATTTATTGTGTCACATTCGCATGGAGTTCCACCAACTCCTCCACAACCAGAAGGGTTAAATCCCAGTTGGGTAAATTCCCTGATTGATGTATTGCCAGTCGATTTGATAAATCCACGCATACAGCTAAGCCATTGAGAACCATCCCACATTCCGCATACATCTGGAACACCGTTTCCAGCTGCTGATGGATCTCCACACCCAACCCGCATACTCTCAGTGCCAACCACCATCTTGTAGTAGCTTACTGGATCGCCTTTTCCACCATTCTGACTGACTGTCAAAGACATATAAGTTGGCGATTGAAATGCCCTGCTCCTGTAAAGACTCGTATCTATACTTGGCGTTTCAGTCATTGTTTCGCTAAAGGCTGAATACAATGACCAAGTAGCACCACCAGTTGCTGGGACTAAAACATATACATTTACGGATACATTGATTTGCGTGTAATTTATCGCATTTAATTGGGCTTCAAATTTGTATTGGTTAGCACATGATCCAGATGCAATTCCACCAAAGTATCCAGTAGCCACCCACCTATTGGGGTTGGGCTCAGCATTCATACCGGGATTAGGACATTGCCATTGCGCTTCCTTTGCTGCTGATCCAAGCCAAAAACTGGGACTTGGATTTGTAGCTGGTGGACAAATTGGCCCATAGAAACTAATTGAAATTCTTCCGCCAAATTGGGGGAATCCAAGATTGCACAGTGAGCAGTCAATATTGACTGGAATTGTTGATGGCAGATCACCGCAGACATTGGTAGCCACAGTGACATTTGTTGTCGCTGTAACGATTGCCGATGCTGGTCTTACTTCAGTAATTGGCATTTTATGGAGTCACATAAATTTGTAGGTTTGATATTCCAAACTTTATTACTTCGCTTCCGCCTCCATAGTGGTTAAATGTCACATCAAATTTCCATTCTGATGTTGTTAGGCCACAACTTAGATATATGTATGGAGAACAAATATTGTATGTGGATGTTGGCTTATTGTAGAACCAATAGCGCACCGAATTTAAGAGTGGAGATCTTATTTCAGTAGCTCCGTCACCACCACCAACTGGCGCACTAACCATGAATAAATGACAGTCCAGTGACATGAATTGGTTTTCAGGAGTCACCTTTATTGGCGGAACAGGTTGCGGGTTAATGTAGTAATCTTCTGGCAAATTTATCTTGATTGGAACTCGATTGTAGGCGAATCCAAACTCAAAGATCATTGTGTAGCCAATGTGCTGGCCAATAAGCTGGCCAATTTCGTTATAGACATTCAGGGGAGAACAGAATGGAATGAAATATTGATTATAGTTGTCCGTGAATATTGGGTACTGGTCAGTGTCTTCATAGTAATCAGTTGCCTTGAATGGCTCAGAAAGTCCTTTATTTGTCCAGAATAATCCAGCTGGATGCATGAATCGCAACCAGTCTGCTTCTCCATTTATTGGTGTATTAGAATCAGTAAAATAATGCGAGTATCGGCCAACATAATTGGCGTTATTTGGAGATGCTCCTCGTAACCTTCTCCTAACCTCTGTCACCATATGCCCTTGGTATACAGCTGGCCCCGAAGTCTTTTTGTTGTATGGATCGGAAATTCCAAGTATTTTCCTTGATCTCCAAGGAGCAAGATCAGCTACTTGGTAATAAAAATCGAGAGTCAAATTATCAGATGTTCTTCCGTATACTGGCGCACGATTGATATTGCTTGGAATCTTTGGCTGAGGAAGGAATTGAGTTCCAAGATTCGTTGTTTGTGGACTAGCCATGCAACCAAATGTTCCAGCCTCTGGATCAATAGGTTGACCAATTGCGGGAGAGTGCATCAGAGTATGGATGCAAAACTCTTTAAATGGCATACATAATCTACTGGGAGTTACTACGCAATTCCCAGAAAGTTGATAAACAGGCCCGTGAGTGGCCATGCGTCACCCACTAAAAGTTACTGTTATTGGAGCAGTACAAAATCCGTCTGAGATGATCCCATTGAATGTCAATGTGACAATTCCAGTCGAAGGATTTTGTGAACATGAACCAGTTGGAGTTCCAGTTACATTGTTCAATGACCAGCTTGGATATAATTCTGCTTGGTCAATCGTGCAGCTAAGTGGAACATCGCCACCAGTCCAAGCGAAGAGGATTCCAAATGAACCAGTTGAATATCCCCATGCGAAATCACAAGGCCCAGTTCTGGTGAGTGTTCCAGTTACAACCGTTGTTGGCCAGCCAGTATTGCAGCTTGTATTTGGAGGAATTGGCGTTGATGGGCCAGCAGAAAATGACATGGTTGCAGGTAATGCTCTTAGCCCCCAGCATGGAAAATATGCAGGATTATAAGTTAGGCCGGGTGCCAGTGTTTTGCAGTCAAAAGTTGCCATTATCAATAGCTCACAATCAAATATCCACCAGTACACTGGACTGATGTCACAAATCCAGATCCACCACCACCACCACCTCTTGGCTGAAATTCGTATATAGTCTTCCCGTCAGTATCAATGCCTTTAATTCGCATTAGAACAAGATCATCGACTGTTGCCTGACCACCACCAATCATGTAGGCAAGATTGTCGCTATCGGCCAATGTACCGGAATCTGCTGACTCAACTGGTGCGTCTTCATATCCAATTGCATTTTTGCAAACAGTCTGTTCCAACCATCCATGAGGATAGCCAATACAGGTTCCGCTTCCAATCTGGCTTGCACCAACCTCCGTAATTCGTGCGACGAACCAATCAGGTGTTACTACCTGATTCTTTCCGCCAATATTTCTTACTTCTTGCATTGCCATATTATATCACCTGAAAAAGCCTCTCCATCGGATAAGACTCGTAGACTGGTCTGCTATTGAAATCGCCTTCTACATAGTAATATTTCAATTCTCCTGCACGGGGCAGGAGGTTGTGGCCATATGTTTTCTTGAATCCAGTGCTTGCTGGAATCTTGGTACTTAAATCCTTTTGCGGTTGCATCAGACAATTGAATACAAATGTAATATCACACAGTTTCTGAGCCACTGGGCCAGCATTTACTGGGTCAGGTTTAATTAGCTGTTCAGGAGGTGGGTAACGCTTCACCTCTGTACCCTCCAGCAGAAGCGAACCAGCTGGAAATCCATAGAAATCATATTGGTTGACTTTCCCAAAACCAGAGACAACATTTTCTGAAAATATGACTTCGTATGGAACAAAGAACCATGTAAATTTTATCTTCCGCTTAACCACTAGCAGATTGATTCCACCACCATTTTGATTCGTAACTGAGCTACCACCGTTAGGAGGAGGGCCACCGGGTGCAGTATTGTCAGATGTCTTGAATCGGAATTGGCCTTGCGGACTTGAAAGGAATTCAGCAGCAGGTTCACATTCAACATCTACGAACCGCAAGTATTCTTTTGGATCAGTAAAATTAACAAAGTCTTCTGCAAGATTGTAGTACCATTTCTTCTGCTCTTGCTTACCTTTCAAATCCGCATCGTTTATCATAAGGTAAGGGCGAGGTTCAAATTGAACTGATACTTTGTACTGTTCGTAAGTAACGAAATCGTAAATATAATTTAGGCTTTTATCTCGTTGATAATTCTCGCCAAGCTCTCTGCCATATGGACGGATACCTTCAATATTTGTTATCTTTGAGGCATAAAGCCAATCGTAATATGGATGCGCTGCCGGGAGCCTACGAACAAGCATTCCAGTTCCATCACCAGCTTTATATACACTTCCAAGTATTTCGCTTACCATTGCACCGAGCTTTTGACGCTCGATAATGAAATCCATATTGGCAGAACCACCATCCGTCTGGAATGTGGCTTTTGATGGAGAGTTCCTATCGAGAAGTTCGTATAGTTCTCTTGATGATGGTTCGATTGCCATTATCCACGAACTCCTGCTTGCCTTCTATTGCCGTTGTCTTGTCTCAATCCAAGTCCAACGAGACGATCAATTCCATCAGCTGCTCTTCTTTGCTGTTCAAGTTGCTGGTTGGCAACTGCCTCTTTGCTTGAACCAAATGCAGCTTGCATCATGCTCTTTCCAAGGTCAGATATGCCTGCATAACTAGCTTGCCTTGCTGCCATTCCAGCCCCGCCACCTTTTACAGCTGGAGCAACCTTTTGGCTAACATCTCCAAAAGCATCAGAGAAAGATTTCATTCCCTGATCGCCATATTTTTTCACATTATCAAATGCGTCTTGTGCGCTTTTATCCAATGCTTTTGCACTATCCTTACTAACCCAACTAACTAGCCAACTAGCTGCTTTATTAAATGCTCCGATTAACGCATAAACCCCAGCAATAGCAAAATTGAAAACACCAATAATTACATTCAATATTGTTGCAATTCCTCTAAAACCAGCGATAACTAACGGCATTATCATTGATGCAAGCGGTTGCATTAATCCAGTCAAATTCTCAATTACTGGCCCCATTTCCGCTAAAGAATAAGCCAGCATTTCCACATACGGGACAGCTATATCTATTAAGGTTAAAGCGAAATTCTTTATTGCTGGAACAAGGAATTCCATTACTGGCTTTAGTTGGTCTGCCATCATTTGGAAAATAACAACTGCTGCTGAAATTATTGGTGTAAACGCAACTCCTATTACTGCGCTTAAATTGGCAAATGCCAGTTCAAGTTGTTGCATTAATGCTGGATCAAGTGCGCTAACAAATGACTTTCCAAGTGAAACTATGCTCATGAATGCAGCAGGTATTCCAGCTGCTGCTGTGGCAATAAGTCCCATTACTCCTGCAAATCCAGCAAATCCACCTTTTGATGCAGCTGCTTTTATTTGAAATCCAAATTTTGCAAGTTCAGTTGTAATTGAAACAAATGCCGTTCCAATTCCACCAGTAACTCCAGCCAATGCTTTATTAAAACTTGCCTCGCCTTTTACAAAATCCTCTTCGCCATTTTTCTTCTTATTTTTTTTCTGATTGCTATTGTAAGGTTTTTTATTTGCATTCAAATTTGTAGATCTAAGAAGTGCTAATATATTTCTATCTATAGATGTAAGCAAAGCCTCTGATGTTGACATATTGGCAATTATGTTGTTTCCACCTGTAGCCCTAATTACTCCAACAAGGTTATTATTTAGCCTTGCAATTTGTTGATAAAGACCGTTTGCAGCAATCTTTACTGTCATATCAATAGTTGCAAGACCAGAAATAACACCATTTAATAGCCCAGTATTTGATTCAATGCTGTTTAATAATGTTTCAACTGTTGTTAAATTTGCAACACCACTGCCACCACTGGCCTGTATTGCACCCACAACATTATTATTTAATCGTGCAAGTTGCTGGTAAAGCCCATTTGCTGCAACCTTAGTTGTCATGTCTAAAGTTGCAATTCCTGCGCTTATATTAGTTATCGCAGCAATTGAATACTGGACTGAGGAATTAACAGTGGACATTACTCCTTGGATTGATCCAAGAGATGCAACCATTGTGTCTAGATTGTCAGCTGGAGTTGCCATTTGCTTTGTCCCACTCCGCCTGTAGTTCTTCTATGGACTTTCCGAAAAAGAGGCCCATCGAAATAAACTGCTGGTAAACAGCGTCTACACTATTATCCCAGCTTGGGTTTATCTTCTTTGGAACTCCGGTTTTTCTGTCACGCTCCCGGTAGTAAATTAGTGATACTTGCCTCATGGTTAGCTTTGCCACCTGATCCATTGTCAGGCAATATGGCTCATCCACTAATCCAGCGACAAGCTGTGGCCAATTTGGCCTTATTGGCCCTCCCCCTTCTTCCCCTTTCCCGATGCCACCGGGAAAGATCTTTCAATCACCATTTCCATGATTTCGCCAATATCATTGTTCTCAGCAATAATAATGCTGGCATCATTAGGTGGCACACCGATTAGGATTGACATTAAATGGGAAATTCCCCAAAGAGTTTTTAATGCTTCTGATGCAGCTGGGCCACCAAAAATGTAATGACCATCTTTAATTGATTCGATTGCCTTGGATATTTCTGCTGAGTATTCATCTTTGTCAAGAACATCTTTCAGAGTTCTTACTTTCTCAATTGCCCGCTTCTCTAATGCCCGCTCAAATTCTGACTGCTTTTCAAGCGTCATTAGCGAGATTTTGTATTTGTTTCCCTTGGAGCAAGTCCATTCAATTGATCCGCCAGACTGTCCAAGTGAATCAGAAAGCGTATTAATTCCCATGATTAAACCTTCGCTGGGTGGGTTACATAATCAATGTCAGTAGTCAGAGCATTGAATTCTATATCATATTCTAAAGAACCAGTAACTGACATATCAAATTTTGAACTAATTACAACAACACTGTCTGCTTTAAATAGGTTTTTTTTAATCCCGGCGTTATTACTATATTTTATTTCAAGTTTTCCACGCTCGTTAATAATCGGTATTCTTGCCCCATCATTAACGCTTACACTGTTGTCATAAAATACAAATCCGTGAATAGTAATTACTGTTTCACGAAGTCCGCCATTAAGCATTTGCATTGGAATGCCATAGTTCTTCCAGTCTGGAACAGCTGAAAGATCATCTATGACATTATTGTCACGAAGTGGTTTTATGCTTGTGATATTAATGGACTCGTCCTTAATCTCAATGCCCCATTCATCGGCAAAGAGAGTAAGGACGGTTCCCGGTCGAGTCTCGGAAGTGAAGACAATACCAGAACCCTTACCAAGATAGAAGGGCATGGCATCACCTCATTAGGAAGCAGCAATAGACTGATTCTGAAGAGCAACAATTGCCCCAGTGTTGTCCATATTGGTCAATGTGCCACTAAATTCAAATGTAGCCTTTTCTTTGACATTGTGGCCGAGTGTCATTCCGGTAAGGACGGCTTTAACCGTAAATCCAATAGTTCCGGTCTGGAGCAGTCCAAGCTCAACATCGACAACTTTACCGCTATTGGTTTGGAAGTCGGCTAGGACAGTGCCAACGGCAACGCTCTCAAATTGACCTGAACCAGAAACGGTTCCACCACGAATACCACCGAGCAATGACTTCATTCCATATGATTCAAAATTGGTGAACTCTACTTCCTCAGTCTCAAGCTCCAAGCTCCACTCTTCCAGAGGGAGACGGGTGGCAGTTCCGCCAACAGGAGTAATGGAGAGGAACCCGGTCTTGCCAGCGTAATAAGCCATATTACTGACCTCCTAGAAATGCAATTTTGTAGGTAGCACCAGCGGAACTAGAAAGAGTCAGTGTTTTGTCGGTTCCACTAACTGCTTGGAAAGTGGGAGTCGTAAATATAAAACCTGCCCCAGCTGGAATGCTAATAGTTGGGCTTGTTCCGCCAAGGAACCACTCTAGACCGTTTGATGCACCGGGAGCATATACAACTGTTCCAGAGGATGAGGAAACGGCAATGGCGAAAATTCGGGCCAATGCGATTGAATTTCCAAGGAAATCAGTTAGCCCTGTACTCATGTCGTAGGTGTATGATCCAGCAGCTGCCAAGGTTCGCTGCTCTGCGAATACAACATTTACTGGATTAGTTCCAGTCAAATTTGGAGATACGGATAGCGATAGGGCATCTGGCCCCTGACTTACTGAATCAAATCCAGTAAGGGTTTTTTGCTGATCCCACGATAAGCTCAATGATGTTGAAGCAGAGTTCAGTGCCATTAGCTAACTCGCTCCTCAATACTTTTATATCTAATAATTAAACCAGATATATCATAATTGCCTGCATCGCCAGATACAACATCAAAAGGTGCGGTTGTTTCAATAATTGCATCAATTACTGTGTCTGCACCGGGAAGATTTGGCTGGTAAAGACTATTTCTAATAGATTGTCTTAATTTTAAGAACGATTCAACATCTGCTTCGTATATACGATTGCCGGGCCGTATCATGGTTATTTGAATTTCGTAAATATATTCGACTACCCGCTCAAATGCTTCCATCCCAACCTTTTCCTTGCCCGGAGTGACAAGGATAAGCGGGATCGTGTCTTCTTGGAGCAGTACAGGTTTCTTGCGAATTTTAACAGTTGGGATTGCTGGAATTGCCTCAAGACGCTGCTTGGTGTAAACCAGTGCTTCCCAAAATACTGAACTAGCCATCAATTAACCCCAAGTGATGCTTGAGCAGTAGCTTTTACATTCCATCTAGATCGTAACACGCCATCTTCAATGCTGTCTACATTATATATTTTTCCTAAATTGTCTGTAATTTTTGCATTTAATTTTGGTATAAATGTTACAGGTGCTTCTAATTTCCAAATAATAAATTCAACTGCTACAGTGTACATAATTGTTCCAGCAGCACTTTCAAATGCAAGATTTGCTGGACGGCGAATAACATTTGAAATTACTATAGAGTTTTCGCCAATATTTTGAAATGAAATATTCTCTTTGTTGTCAAATACTTCATAGTCTGACGATATATCTAGCATTACGATCTATCCCCCGGATAGCGTATTTCTATTTGACCAAATTTACTTGGCTTTGGCATATTATCTGCCGTATCAGCCAATCCAAGTCTTCCTCTTCCAGCCAATATTTTAGAATAAAATGCAGGATCAGGTTTTCCCTGACTCTTATATCCAATTTTTATCCTGCTGTTATCCTCAAGCGATTCAGCAGTGCGAGGCTTGTAGTAAATGCTTCTTTGCAGTTTTCCAGATCGCCTCGCTGGATATTCACCCGGCAATGATGCTGGAGGATATTTAACATTAATATTTTGCTTATGTTTCTCAACAATTTGTGATGCAAACTGAAGCAAATATTTCTTTCTAGCTTTTCTATCAACCTCTGGAGGTTCAAATTCAACCATCGTTGGCTCAGCTTGAACCACTTCTTTGTCTTTAGCCTTTTTCCCAGAAAATCTACCAAATAAATTTGTAAAGAAATCGCCTACCTTTGAAAGTATGCCAGTGGGCTTAGTTCTCTCTTCTTTAACTGGAATAGCTGGAAGAATTGATTCTTCTGGTGGCAACTCATCAGTGTATTGAATTGTCAATACTGTTCTGAGATTTGCCATTTTATTAGTCCGTTACCATGTAGGTTAAATGACCACCAAGGCTTGTTGATGCGCTTAGAACCAAATTCAAGGCCTCGCCAATCTCGGTTCTAAACACTCCAACAGTACCAGCTGGAGTCATTGCTCCATATGCTGCCATCGTATTGCTGTGATTCCCAAAATACATTGTTCCAGTAATTGCTGTAGAACCTGAAGCAAAATATGCGTTTTGGTTCGCTGAACTCGTGATGGCATACAGTAACACCAAAATTCTTTTACCTGTAACAGCAGCAACAATAGTGTTTGATCCAGCTGTAGCTGCGTCAATTTTGGCGTATTTCATCGGGATTTCATCCTTGTCATGCGCTGATATGGGCCACCGATAATCTGCTTAGTCTTAACCAATGATGCCAGCTTGGTTGTCAATGTATCGAGATAATCCCCCCAAGATACGGTCTGACCATCGACCGTATAGTTGGGTTTGGGACTAGCAGTTATTTCCTTGATCGCCGAAGAGATGTTTGCGATTGCCTGATCTAGATCAGTTTCCGCTGACATCTTTTATCTCCGATGCGATTGGTTGCCTACTATCATGCAACTGGTAACGAATTCGGTATTCGTTCTTGGCCTGTTCTCTGCCATAAGCCTTGATGAAGGCACGGGGTAAATCACCATAAGCGACTTCCCATGCCTTCATCATTGGCGCAGCAACAACAGGCTTATCAGATGTGGTGGGTTTCATCTGTATGCCTCAATTGTTAAGCGTTGTTGTTCTTGGCAATGTGCCAAGGACTCCAGACGCTTGGGATACCTCGCTCTTCAGCGAAGTAGGATGCTACGATGCCTCGATCCAGCATTTCGTACTGGCTGGGGCTTGCTTGGGTAACGGTCAAAGGATAGTTCTGCATATAGCGGAACGCCTTACCAGCTTGCATCATGAACCACAAGCCGTCAGTGTTAGCCTGATTCAAGTTCAGACCATCCGCTGCCAAGCAACGCTGCTCGACAAGAGGACTGGTCACAACATTGAACTGGCCACTGTAAGGATTACCCGGAGTGCTGCTAATGTTCAATTCAGCAGCAGTAGCCTGAGTAGAACCCGGAGTGGTACGGCGATCAGTGGAGGATGCCCCAATGATCAGATTGACGGTTGCCATCCTTGCTGGATTTACCAAAATGGTATCCGGCGTGATGAGCAAACGCTTTCCGGTATGGGGATCTTCTTGGCGAGTGAACAGCAGATATGCAGACTGGAGTGAAGTCCAATCCACTAGCTGGTTCGTATGGGCATTCAGATAGCCAAGGGTTCGGCTCGTCTGATAGGTATTGTAGGCCGTACCGTTGTACTTGAAGGAGTTGTTGATACCAAGGAAGGTATCAATCACTTCAAGTTCCTTACGGTATGCCAACTCAGTACCAATGCTAGATGCCTGCTGGAGAATTGCACCAGTCAGATCAAAGAAAACCGTTTCCTTGAGAACATCAAGTGCCAAGGCGTTTTCACGGGTTTCTGGAGTCTCGATCCAACGCTCCCCGAATTGGGCACGAGGATGAGTTTCACCGGGGCCACGCTTACGGGCACGATCACCAATGTTCTGAAGACCGATAATCTTCTGGCCATTGAGCTTTGTGGACTCAACAGGCATCAGGCGATCAGCAATCAGAGCAGGATTTTGGAATGCTTCCAAAATCTTTACTTCAACCAGTCCACCAACGATGGAGGTGAAAGTATTGATGTTCAGGAAGGCGGATGGATCAAGGCCAAAACCAGTGGCCTCAACCAGTGCCCGTTGCTCATTGGGGAAACCACTCTCCACCAGCGAACGAGCTACGGTGTACTGATTCATTGTGCCGGATTCAGGATTGAAAATCTGCCTCCAGCTAGGCCCAACAATGGATTCAGCAAGCTCTTGCAGGCTGAACTGCTCTGGACGGACATTCCTGTCCTTCAAGATGCGGTTGCCAGCAAAGTCCTTGTTGTCGTTGCCATCCTTGTCGCAAAGACCAAGGCCTTGGCGCATTTCGGTTAGGAAACGCCAGCGACCATTGGTTTCTTTGGTTCGGGACTCGTACAGATTTCTCAACTTCATCGTGTTCATGGATCAGTACCTTTCTTATTGTGTTAGGGATCAGGCCGAGGTGATGGTGTTGTAATCAGCGAAGTTGTAAGGCGACCATCGCCCAATCAAGCGAACACGAACCGTAGTTGTGTTACTTGCATAACGCTCAACAACATAACCCAATGCTTCGCCCGCATCGGTGGTCTTTACAAGGGTCTGTGCTGCGACATTGCCAGCACCAGCAGTTGCTGCAACCGAAGCTGCAACCAAGTCACCCGGCTCGAAAGTGGTAGCTGCACAAGTTGCTTCGTAAAGAGCATCAGGGGTGAAAGTGATTACTTCACCGTTGAAAGCTGGATAGCCAGTGCTGGCATCAGCTGCCAATTTACCTTGAAGGGCAACACCAGCGAAAACTGCACGAATTGCAGCTTGGTCGGTATTAACCGTTCCAGTTGCGGGGTAAACATCGAAAGGCTTTAGAACCTTTGCCGAAGTATCCCAATACAACAGGTCGCCGGGAGTGATAGCGGTCGAAGCTGCGCTGGGCAGATTCATAACCGTATCAGAAGCAGGCTTGTAGAGTCTACCACCACCAAAAGTCGTACTCATCGTCGTACCCCCTTTTTAGTTTTGCAACCAACGGAACAAAGAATCACCTTCAGGAATACCACTACCCTTACTTTCTTGAAGCGGGGCATTGATTGGTGGGCATTTTGGCTTTGCAGCTTTCTCAGAAGCAGCAATTCGCTTGATCTGACGCTCCAAAGAGGAGGCGGAAAGGCTGGAAAGGTCTTCTACGAGGGAATCCTCGAACTTGATTCCAGCTTGCTCACACAAGTTTCGAATGTTGTCCTTGGCCCGCAAGTATTCAAGCTCTTCTTTAGGATCTTTAGATTCTTTTACAGGTTTCATGCGCTCCTTCCCATCACCACAAGATCCTTCCTCTTCGTTGCATTTTGCCTCTTCAGCATCCATCTCGCTGCCTTGGCAATCGCAACCACACTTAGCGCACTTCTTAGTGCCCTTCGCCTCTTCTGTATCATCCGATCCAGAATCAGCTGGCGTATCGCTTTTCTGATCCTTATTTGTATCATCGATACGATCCATTGCCTCAGTTGCATCCATTTCTTCGTCTCCCATTTCATCCATAAGGAAATCAAGAACAGCATCAGCTTTACGATCATCAGCCATATCGTCACGGGTAATGATCTGCATGACCCGATGGTGCAAGTCTTTTCTGTCTTCTTCTTTTTCGTTCACTACTGGAGTAGTCTCGTCTTCGCTCTCTTTAATAGTCCCAGTAGGCTTGTTTGCGCTTTTACTTTTGGATTTCACGAATCCCCTCCTCGCTTTAGGAGAGCGTTTTTTACTCGTTCGATAAACTCCAGAGTACGCTGCTTCTTCTGTTTTCTGCTTTGCTGTCGCTGATTCCGTGAGCGATTGTGTCGTTGCCGGGTCTGCGACGAGATCGACATGGCGCACTTCCGTTATCCGTGAGACAACGAATATACCTTGTTTATCTACAGATCCTTCGCCTTGAGCATTATGGCTCATTCCAAATACATCATTTAGTTCTTTGCGCTCAGCCGCTTCACATACACTCTCAGCCATTTCATGGCTTTTGAGGTAGAGGAGATCACCAAAAAGTCCATCGCCTTCAACGAAGCGAACATTGATGAACTTTCCAAAGCGATCATAGGTTGAACGCTGCTGAGTTGGGCCTTTTTCTGGATGGTCAATATTGACCTTTTTCCCTTCGTACAGGGAAATCGCAGCTTTACAGGCTTCAGGCGTATATCGCCTACCATTCTGAGATGTGAACCCAAGAATCTTGATGCCTTTGATGATCCCGGCTTCACGATCAACCGTCAAAGCCTCTTTGCCACTCGACCATTGGCTAAGTGGAATAATAGAGTTGAGGTCTTCTAGAAGCGAAAGATTAGTTGGCATATTAAATATATTGATAGCAATATAAAATTATGTCAAGCCTTGAATATGATATTTTTTGCTTTTTTAATTCTTCCTGCCCTTTTTTGGGGAGATTCTGATTTTATTTCATCTAAATCAAGTAACATCCCAGAATCTGGGTCTAGCAGATGCCACCACTGGAGTGTTTCGCCTTTCTTTAAACGCTTTGAAGCCATCTGGTGCCGTTTAACCCCAATCGCTAAAACCTGCTTATCTTTCGTACTTGATCCAAACCACTGGCTGAAAGTCTTGGCATCTGGAATGATTCGGCCTTTAAAATCATAAAATTTAGTTGGCTCAGTGTTCAGAATTGGGGTTAGCCAGCACCTGCAATTGAATGCAGTCGATCCATCTGCCTCCAGTGGCGGATTTGGCATCTGGTCAAAGCCAAGGTTGTCATAGCGAGGATTCTTGTAATAAACCGTCTTATCCCGTTCACGGTGTGCTGGTCTTGTTCTACTGTCCAGAATGGCATGGATTTGGAACCCCACCAATTCCTTGGGCAGTGACGAATATGTATTTCTGGCAACTTGGCCCATCATTGAACTAATTGCCGTACGGGCAATCATGTAGGCATTATTCCGCATAGTTTGAAAATACTGGGTGACCATTGCAGACCGGATTAACGGGTCTTTCTGGATTGCAATTAGCTGTGCTACAGCAGTTGGATTCATCCGGGTACGAGACATTTTTTGCATAATTCGCTGAGGAATATTTCTGTTGCGAATTATTTCAAGGATTAAATTCTTTGGAATACCGGGAAAAATATCACGGGCAATTGTGCGCTTTGACTCTTGTAAATCGTTTCCTACAAGTAGGTCGGCCATAATTACATTGAGCCGTCTTGAATGATCCTCAAGTATTTTTGGGCACAATCTGTTTACAAGACTGTTAATTTCCAGATAAATACATTCCAAATTAAAATGGATTGAAGTGTAGTCGTTGAGATCCTTGGCATTTGTTGCCAATTTTTGCCGTTGAGATATTAGTCCAAGCAATTTCCTTGAAACAATATCTGCATCATGCAGTGCTTCTATCTGCTCAATACCAACCTTTGCAGCTAAGAGTTCGTTAAATCGCCTAGTTGCTGCTTCCATCTAATTATCCTCTTTGGTGGAGGCATAGTTTCCCGGTTTTCGTTATGTCTTGCCGGAAAAGCGAAAAAGTTTTGAAGAGTGTACTCTACCAAATTTGGGTCTGGTTCAGCTGCCAATATTTTGCAATGGTGGCTTGATAAGGCAATTCTTGTAATTAGTCCAGTGTTTGAACATGGAATAATTAGAAACGGAACAGTTTTTTCTTGTGCTGATGCGTGTCTCTTGGTTTTGGCAATAAGTTTTTCTAATGCAAATCTATGGACTCTTGCGCCATTGACCGGAGGAGGGAATGCTTCGACATTCGCTGTTAGATGCCTCCCCCTATCCCTGTCAGTTTCCTCATTAAAATGGTTCTTCATATGAGAAATAGGCTCAGATTTATTCTTGCTGTGGAATGTCGTTATTTGAGAGAAATCACCATTGGAAAATGTATATAGTCCCTGCACACTGTTACTGTCCAGCAGGGAGGCGAGAAGGGCTGGATCATTATTTGTAAAAGTCCAACCTTCGTCTAATTTAATTAGATTGGACAGGAAATCAAATGCGCCATATTCCGCAGTTGTCGCTCTTGGAGCGTTTAACATAACCTTGTAGTATGTTCGTGTCTTTGCCCCAAAATTTGCCATCTCAATAAACATATCTGTGAAAATCTTGTCCTTATAACTACCGCAGTAGATGTAAGTAGCATCCCTAATTTTCCACAGTTCTCCCGGCTTAACA